CACCGTAATTATTCATATAGGACAAGGCGCCACCGCCTCCGCCCATGCCACCATCACTGCCATTGCCTCCGGAAGCCCCACCGCCAGCACCAACAGCAATGGCAGTTATTCCAGCGCTAGCTAAACGAACTCCATTAGGAATTAGATATTTGTCGTTAGAGATATCATATACTAATCCTCCTGCAGTAGTAGCAGAACCTCCCGGCGTGTCGATCTCTATAGTATAAGTCCCAGAGGCTTCAAATACTATTTCTCCGAAAAATTCATCAACTTTAAAGTTTAAAAAAGCTATATTGGGAGTAAAAAGAGCCATTATTATACCGTGTTTGCATTCGAGATTAGAATATTATCAGAATCGAACATAATCCCACCAATAATAGAGAACTTATTACTAGCAAGAGTAATAGGGTTACCAATAGCATGACTAACAGTCGCAGTAGGACTAGCTATCGTGACACTGATAGAATTACTTGAATTAGAGTTCTTAACCATAAGCGTAAAGCTATATCCATCTAAAGTTCCGCCTACACCGCCTACTAGATTAATAGTAAGATCGGAATCATGCGTAACTTTAGCAATATTAGCATCGACTAATGTATATGTTGCTGAGTCTTCGACTCCAGCCTGATCGGTTACGGTTAAAACTTCAGGAGTAACAACTGCAAATCCATTGAGGCGTAGTTCATCCGTTACTGTTAAATCGCTATTAATAGTAACATTGTTAAGAAATGTTGCATTTTGTACAGTAACATTTTCTAAAACTGCTGAATCTAATACTGTAAGTGTTCCAGTAACGGAAGCATTTCCTCCAACATTAAATCCATTGATTACTTTGACGTCTCCTGTACCTTTTGCAGATAAAGTAAGATTTACATTTGTATCATCTCCTACTGCAGAAACCACAGGAGCACTATCAGTATTACTAATTTTTAAATAATTAACCGAGTTATTATTAGAACTAGCTAACTGTAAAATCTCATTGTTACTGTCATCTGTGAATGCAGAAGTAAAGTTAGGAAATGTTTCTAGCGAAAAAGTATCGCTGTCTAACAATCTTCTATTAAACGTAGAAGAGTCTGATGCTACAAATCGATTTAGATTTCTGATATATGCAAAGGTTCCTACTTGAGTACCTGCACTATCAGTAGAATCCAAAGTTGTAGCAATATGACCGATACTGTCAAATCCATTATTCCATACAACATATCCAGTCGTTTGAACTGGAAGGATTGTCAGATCTAATTTAGCATCACCCTCAGTGATTTCTTTTGTTAAAAGCTGTACAAGAGTAAGGTCAGCAATGTCACTATCAATTCTTCCGAAATTGCTATTGATTTTAGTAGCTGCCTCTCGTAAGGTATCACCTGTACCATCGTTAGCACTGGTTCCTTTGTTAATCAGCTCAATTCTATTTGAATCTAATAATACCATTGATTGGGACCGTTTCTATTGTAATGTGTTTGTTTTTATTTATGCTGTATCTACACCGGAATCTGCATAATATGGGAATTCAGCTTCGCTCATTAATTCATTGTTATTCGACATTTCAATGAATGGGAAAACTCCAAATGTGCCGCTGTCATCAAATGTTGGAGAGTTTAAGTCTAACAAGTTCTGAATAGTTCCATAAAGACTATCTAGTCCAGAATCTAACGAACCAAAAGAATCTTGGATAGTAATTGGGAATGTAGTTGTTGCATTAGCATAAAGTGGATATCTGATTTGATTATCGGAGTCTATTCCAAAAATTTCTGCATTTGCTGGATTTACAAAGTTTTCGATTCTATTAACAAATGTAAGCTCTGAGGCGGCAGAATCAATGATAGCTAATGGCATCTCATTGATAGCGGTATTTGTTGTTATAGCTTCAAAGAACGTTTCAGCAAAAATTGCAAATCCAGCAGGATGCAAAAATCTTTTATAAACATCTAACCATTCAGTGGGAGGTATGTCACTTTTTATAAGAATAGAAAAGATTTGATAGTAAAATGAATCTTGAATAAACTTTTGAGAATCATATCCAATCTGACTTTTACCAACGATAAACATATCGTTCTTTGGATATCTTTGTTGTGCATCTGCACCAAATACGTATCTAAAAAACGAATCTACAGATACAACGGTACCTTTAATTCTATTTAGTTGTGGTAAAAGCTTTAGAGTAAGTCTTGGGTATGGAAATGCGTCTTTACTAATTCCTGAAGCTAAAGCCTCATCAAAAAGATATTGAAGATATTCTTCTGGAGTAGATTCAAAATCTCTGATATAAAATAAATCTTTTAACTCTTTAGTCGGTTCGAACTCATCTCTAAGAAAATCATAGTACTCTTCAAGTAGCTTGACGAACTGTGGGTATTCCTGTTGAAAATGTTCAGGAATAACCGTATCAATAAAGTCTTGATTAAAGTTTAGCGGTCGTCGGTTGATGTCTCGAAGAAGATTAGTCATTTTTAATTAGTCGTTCCAACAACAGAGTTAGCGAAGTCAACGTCAGGATCGACATCTACAATATTTTTACCAAGATTAATAATCTGGTTTCTCAAAGGCTTAACTACTGATTCGTCAACTGGTTTAGCTTTAATCCCAATATAAGATTGTCCTGAAACAATACTATAAGGCTGGAAAGCTCTTAAGTTAACTTTACCAGTACTAGGTACGTACTCACCTACACTAGAAACAATTACGTTACCTCTAGAATCTACTAATCTTAGGTTAGCCGAGTGTCTGTCTGAACCAGTATTATTTTCAATAGTAACAATAACTGTAGTACCGTCACCTAGTTGATATCTAAACGCATCACTAGTAATAATTGGAACTGCATCATCTGGTTCTTGTAACACACTTAAAAAACTTAAAGTATAGTCTTCTTTGACATATCTCTGAGTCGTAGTATTATAGAAAGGAACTAACCTATTTTCAAGCTCAATAGTAATATTAGATGATAAAATAGAATTATCAACTGCATCTACAGTAGGAGTCAATTTAGACTTTCTAAATACATTATTAAACTTACCTAAGTTTGTAGCAAAATAAGAAGAAATAGTATTTGCAATTTGTATTTCTAAGGCATTTTCAGTAAGGTTAGTTTTAGATGGATCGTAGTCGACATTTGTTGTTAAATTCAGATATACTTTTTCAGGAGTAACAAATTCAGTATCGATAGATATCATAGAAAGCCGGCTCAATAACAATTGTTGAATTTGCTGCTCAACGGCAAGTCTTTGAACTGCCGATACATCGGAAGTAAATTCTATAGAAACAATTGCTTTACCGTACTTTTGGGGAACGTTGTCTTCTCCTCCCCAGGCATTGATTGATTTAATTCCCGGAATACTATTTGCAATAATACCAATATAATCAATCGGAGTTACAAATCTATTTTGCGCTAAGTAACTTAGCGGAGCGTTTGCTCTAATTGACTCAACGCCTTCTTTTTCAGATCCAAAAGCAGTCTTACCAATAGGAGTAATGATATAGTTATAGGACTGATTATTGTATCTAAAGCTAGCAGCTGCCTCAAACTTATCAATGCCGTTTGCTTCAATACCATTAGTGCTTAAATATGTTGCTCTAATTAAATTACCAGGTTCAGGTGCTTTACCCGTTACGACTCCATCACCAAAGTTAATCTCATAGAAACCATTATAAGTTTCTAATGGAATGAATAATCTAGTATCAGCAGAAATACCGCTGCTCAAAAGATTGACAGAAGTGTAAGTATCAAAATTAGTTGAATTAACGTCATCAAATACGTTAACAGTTAGCGTTGCCAAATCAAGATTCGTATCTGGAATGACGTAGATCTGGCGACCTTCAGTTGTATCAGCCAAAAACGTTTTTGTAGTTAGAGTTCCTTCAAGGGCAAAAATTGCGGCATTGCCGCCACTATCTTGAAATGTATAAATTCCAGTTCCTGTGGTATCGTATCCTTTGTATTCAGCCAACGTTCTAAAGTTATATGTTTGATCGCCGAGAGTGCCAACAAATACTGTACCTATAGGAAGAGTAATTTCGGATGGACGTATAGCAAGTCCGCTCATATCGACAGAAAGATTAAGCGTTGCTGTCGACGCAGCCTTAGATCCAGGAACATATGCAAACTTAATGGCATGGTTAACCATAGAGCTTCTAAGCTGAGCTGTAGTTAGAAATGTTTCATTTAAAGCATAGTTTGCAATTAACGCATTTGTATGAGTATTATATGCCAATACGTCAAGAAGAGCAGACATACCCGATGCTTCAAAGTCATAATCAGTAAACTGATCTTGCTTTCTTAAATGATTAATCAGTCCTGCTTTAATTCCAGCAAAATCTAACTGAGAGGATGAAATCGTTGTTGCCATGTCTCTTATCTAATCCTTGATATATCAGTTGTGAAGATCACGACTTCTTCTGTCGATAAGATCTTGAACTCGATTGTGACTCTTAAGTCATTAGCATCTTGTAGTAAATTTACATTAACAGAAATGATTTCCGCTCTAGGCTCAAAGTTATTTACAGCAAGCTCAATATAGTATTTGATTTCATCTTCTAAACCAAGGTCATTTGCTAACTCAAATAAAAGAGCTCGAATGTTTCCACCAAAAAAAGGCTGAAAAGGCTTCTCGCCAAAGTTAGTTAGGATCAAAGTCTTGATTGCTTGTTTTACTGCTGCGGCATCAGTCTTTTTAAAAATATCACCGTCAGGCTTAATTGCTAGTGTGAGATCAATATCTTTATATAATCGACTGCGCGAGGCAATAATACTTCTACTGCCTAGGTCCTTATCTTCTGCTGCAAAACTTCTAACTACTGCCATTGAAAATCTTTCAATATTTAAAATTATTTATACGAATAATTCGGCAAACCCATTTTGTAAGGCTCGTCGATAGTTAAACTGTGTACCATTAATCTTAGAAAATGTTGTCTTATAGTCAAATGGAATCTCAGGCATAGTCACAATAATCTCCGATGAGTATCTTAAGTCTGGATCCACAGTATCATAAGATAAAATAATATTATCATACAATTGAGTTTTTGACCAGTACTCAGCTAACTCATATGTTTTAGCGTGATCTATTTCTCCAGTTTTACCGACTACTTTATAAACTACAGCTCTTCCTTTTGTTTGCAAATCTCTAATACCTTCAATAGTTTCGCCTGCTAATGAAGTATAATAACTTTCAGAAACTTGCAATGAAAGTGATTTAAATCTATCTAAACTATTAAATGAATTAATCATATAAGTTTGCATATATAAGTTTCTGACGATCTGTCTTTTATCTTCCAATGTCGATACTAAATTTAGATCTCCATTTTTTAAAAAACTAGACAAAGTAATCGTGTTACTTAATTTAACTCCAGAATCAAAATCTTTCATAAGAGTTGGATTATACTTTGCTTCGGGTAAAATTCTGGATTTATTATTAGTAAACTTAAATCTTAATTTGGGCTGATTTGACTTTCCAAATGCCGTAGTTCCAGTTCTAGCTCTATTGTCATTATTACCTAAAATTCTTTTTACTCCAACAGGAACAGATAAAGCAAAATTTGGATTCAATACTTTTTTTGACATGGCAAATCCCAAAAAATAGGAATTGTAACGGTTACTTTCCTCTCTAAGAAGCAGTCTAACCTGATCAACAGTAAGATCTTCAGTTGGAATAATCATACTAATTGACCTCCATTACCGCTGTATATATCTGCTGGTTTAATTGCATCTTTATTAGCACCAGCTTTATTTTTAACTTCAGTTTGGGTCTGTGTTACACTAGTAACTTGCCCCTCAGATGAATTAGTTCTTTTGTTTTCAGTTACAGCCGCAGAATTATATTGTCCAATTTGTCCTGCAGATATTTGAACAGCATTACCGCCAATTACACCAGAAGATGCCTGGACGTCAATAGATGTAGATGTAGAAGTAAAATCTCCTGTAGCAATTTGAACTTTATCAGAACTAACAGCTATAGTTTCTCCAGTAGAAATATTAGCTCCGTCATTAAGGCTAATCTTCATATAATCTGCTAAAAGATCGTATTTTCCATCGACTTTTGTTATAAAATTTTCATCAACTTTAAGTTCATAATTTTTACCGATTGATTCATTTTTTTTACCAACAGTCAGCAAACGCTTATCTTTATCAACAAATTCTCTATAGGTTCCGCCCACTCTAAACGTTAAATCCTTTTTAACATTTAAATTCATATTACCTTCAACTGTAAGATTCAAGTTTCCTGTATAGAGAATATCTCCATTACCATTTACAATCATAGTAAAATCATTGCCTACTAACTCTACCATGTCGCCATAGGAATTAAGTAACATTCTTGCTTTATCTGGCTCGTTTTCCATCGAAAATCCAGAACCATTCATATGGGCGTATTCAATCCTAGGTTTACCTTCAGTATCATCTAATTCGATACGATGTTTATCCTCAGTTTCATATGTTTTGTTACTAGGATATTCTGGATTAAATTCTTTAGGGAGTAACTCTCTACCTATTGCACTTTGAGGAAGGTTTAATCTAGTTTCCCATTCTGGAGCTCCGGCTCGAGCTGCTTTGTTTGTAGTTTGCTCTCCAACGTATTTTTCTTCTGGATAGTTTCTATCTGGATCTTTAAATCCCAATTCTCCACCACCTGATGAAGATGCTGGAGCCGCTGTACTGCCTGCTGCACCTGCAGAACTATTTCCTCCTGGAGTTGAATTAGGAGAGTTGGTAG